CATCAGCCTGCTGCCGGGGTGCCGTGCGGTGCCGATCGGCGGGGATGCGCCGGGGCAGGGGCTCGGGGTGCTGGATCAGTACGCCATTAGTTGGACCAACCCCACCCAGTACGTCGTAACACCAGGAGCCTGAAGCCATGGCCAATGAGTGGGTCATTAAGGTCACAGCCGACGTTCGTGACGTTCTGGAGGCCTCAAAGGAAATCGGAAAGGCCGGTAAGCAGGCGGGGGAAAACTTTGAGAGTGGGTTTAACGGAAGCGAGAAAACCCTTTCAAGTGTAAAAACACAGCTTAAGGAGACGACAGGCGGAGCACGTGACTTTGGCGAATCACAAAAAACCATCGCTAAGAATCAAGGGGATGTTGATTCAGCATTGGGTAAAGGCAATGGCATCCTGGGCAGCTTGACTGATGGTGTGAAGAGTTTTGCGCTGCAAACTGCTTCGGTTCTCACGGTTGGCAAAGCGCTTGAGTTTGCGGGCAAGCAGATTATGGATCTTGACACCGCAAGCGCTGCGGTGCAAACCCTCGGGGTTGATTCAGGGGAACTGAGCAAAGAGCTACTTAAGCTATCAATAGCGCTGGATAGTAATGTAAGTCGTGTTGAATTAATGCAAGCGTCTTATGATGTAGCATCAAGCGGATTTAGCAAAACCTCAGAGATTGTTGACATTCTTACAGCATCAGCGCTAGGTGCGACTGGAGGATTTTCGGATCTTGAAACGGTTGCTAATGCGGTCACATCTGTTATCAACTCTTACGGACTAGAAGCCTCTGATGCCTCATCAATTGTAGACAGCTTTATTCAAACACAAAATGATGGCAAGATAACAGTTGCGCAATTTGGAGCGCAAATCGGTAACATCGCAGCGGTTGCAGCTGCAGCGGGTATTCCCTTAACCGAGTTAAGTGCTGCCATTTCTGACGCTACTGCAAAAGGTGTACCTGTTGAGCAAACCTTTACCGGACTCAGGCAGGCTATAAGCTCAATCATAAAACCATCGGAACAGGCCAAGGAAGAAGCTGAAAAGCTGGGAATTGAGTACAACTTAACCGGCCTACAAGCAAAAGGGTTCTCAGGATTCTTAGCCGATGTGGTGGCCAAAAGTAAAGGGTCGGCTGATAGTATTGCAATCTTGACCGGCAGCGTAGAAGCCCAAGCACCAATCCAGCAAATTGCAAACGATAACTTAGAAAAATACAACGAGTTTCTAGGCAATCAAGTTAACAAAAGCGGCCAGGCTAAAGAGGCTTCCGAAATTGCTACGGCAACCATCTCCGGTGGATTTGAAAAAATCATTAACGCATCTAGCAATCTTGTAACAGTATTAGGAACATCTGGAGGACCAGCAATAGGAGCAACTTTTGAGCTTCTTGCCACAGGAATTTCTCTTGTTACTGCGTTGACAGTAAAAGCCGGTGAAGTTGTTCAAGACTTTTTTAACTTTCTGCCAGATTCGCTACCAATAAAGAACTTAAGCGAAACGTATAATAATGTATTTTTAGATAGCATAAAATGGATCACAGGACAGCTCTCTGGAACAGAACAACTTACTGTAGCGCAAGAGAAGCAAGCAAAAGTAACAGAAGAAGGCAAGCAAAGGATTCTTGAGATTGATGTAGCAATAAGCAAAGAACAATTAGCGCAACTTGAATACCAGGGGAAAATAGCAGATGCCCAGGCCAAGCTAACTAAGGCAAGGGAAGACGGTGACATTCAAGTTGGACAAGCTACTCTCAACCTAGGAAAGGCTTTGGTTGATCTAGAAGACTCTAGGTACAGTATTGTCATCAACCGCAACAAGTACGAACTAGAAGCAGCCAAGAAGCGCGGTGCTAGCGAAGGTGAGCTAGAAGCAATTAAGCGACGGGGGGAAGATCTGGAACTTGCTGCAATGAATGCCAAATACCAAGCACTAGTAAAACAGCAAAAGCTAGAAGAGGATTTACTTGATCTTAAGCAGCTGCAAGCCAGGACAGAGGCTGATCTTGCTGTTGACAAAGCCCAAGCCGAGGTTAGTAAGGCAAGACTCGTACTTGAACAGGCTCGACTCAAGAACAATAAAGAAGCCGTAGATGAAGCTCAAAAAGAACTTGATATTAAAGAAATCGACCTAAAAACGGCGAATACCAAACGCACTACTTTGAGCCAGATCCAGCCGATCGAAAAGCAGATTGCTGTCTTCACACAAGAAACTGCCCTGAATAATGCGAAGGCTGGGCATGAAGCAAAAGGGTTCAGGGTATCTGCCGATGGCACCCTCAAGTCTGTCAAGGCTACTGCGGATGGGTTCCAAAGCTATGGAAACAGCCTCAAGGCTCCCCTGCGGGATCAGGACAAAATGAAGCGCTTAGCCCAAGACTTAGGCTTTGAGGTGAAAGACACTGGGAAAGGATACTTTGATATTGGCAAAACCCTCAAAGGTAGCAACCTACCCCCGTCCGAGAAGATCACCAGTCTGATGGGAACCACGGCCAACGCCACCAGGGGAGCCAGCAAGCAAGCTGCGGGGCTGACCGGCAACATGAACAACGCCGCCGATGCTGCCGAAGACTTCTACTTTGCTCTCTCGTCTGCCGCTGGCCTCCCGTCAGCCCGCTTTGCCGGTGGCCCCGTGGAAGCCGGCCAGACCTACCGCATCAACGACGGCCCGAGCGGCATGAGCCTCGGCCAGGAGTCGTTCCTATCAGCCGCTGGCGTGTTGTCTTTGATCAACCGGCCCCTCAACAGCACCTGGACAGCTCCCTCCCGAGGCACGGTGATCCCTGCTAATGTGACCAGCCGCCTCAAAGATGCAGGCGCCCTAGGCGGCGGTGCTGGTGTGCTGCGTGTCGGGTCTGATCCGGCGGTGGCTCATCTTGCCCTCGCGGTTGGAAACCTGAGCCAGGAGGTAGCCGAGCTGAGGCGCAAAGCGTGGAACGTGTCGGTCGGGGTGGGCAGGGATGGAAGCAGCCTGAAGCTGGCACAGACAGTGGCGCGGATGCGTTGAGGGTGGCCTGATGTCCGTACAGCTCAGCTACGGCAGTTCAACCCTGACGCTCCGATACCTGCAAGCGCAGCCGATCGGGTATGCCGAGACTGAAACAGAGCAGGGGCTAACGGCAAGGCGGTTCAGTGTGACCGGCCTATGCACTCCTGCTCAGTGGGTGACCTGCTGCACGATCTTTGATGCGTGGCAAGCGGCCAAGATCTTAGAGGCGCCCACCCTGACCAGCAGGGCGGTAGGGGCTGTGGCAGCACTCACCTGCTCAGTCCATGGCCGGAGCGTTACGGGCCTCAACTGCTGGTTTACCGGGGCGCCTGCTGGCGAGACGGTGCAGGGTGGCGCCTGGGTGAAGGTCTCCTTTGAGTTGATCGATGCTGCTCAGCAGCTGGCGGTGGTGCTGCGGCAAAACGAGAAGAGCCGTCTGGAAGGTGATGCGTTCCTCCCGGCCTATGGCACCATCTCGCTGGGTGCTACCAGCCTCACGCTGCTGGAGCAGGCAGAGGCGTTTGAAGATGGCCCAACCCTGGAGCCCACCTCCACCGGGGGCTTTGTGGCGCGGGGGCCGTTGGTGGCTAGCGAGGTGCGCAACGTGCGCGGGGTAACCGATGCAGCCGGCTGGACGGCGGTGAAGGCCTGGTTTGCTTCCACCATTGCTGCACGCCCTGGAGCCAACGATTTCTGGCCAGTCGGGGGCCTCGACCTTGAACGCGATCGGATCGTGAGCGGTGGGGTGGTGGTGGAGCGCTACATCGTTTCAGTGAAGTTGAAGCGGAGGGCCTCCTGATGCCTGGACCGATTGATGCCCGCGCACAGGTTTTCAGCAACCTCGGCACTGTGATCAGCGGGGAGCTATCCGATGACCTACTGCGGCCTGGTGTGGGCCTGCTGCGCAGCACGGGGGAGGTGACGATCAGCGGGTTGATCCAACCAGCAAGAGGCACTGAGCTAAAGCTTGGGGTGGTGGTACCTGGCGGGAAGCTGACCCGGTTCCCACGAAGGCTGCGGGTGATGAAGGCCGAAAGCGACCCGCATGAAAATCAGACGGTGCTGCAAGTGGGGTGCCTGCTGGCGATGAGCTGGGCCTTGGTGCGAAAGGAGGCGTATCTGGCTAGTGCGAATCCAGATTGGTCTGGAGAGGTGTATTCCCCTTTTTTCAACCAAGACGAGACCTACGTTGACCCGAGCGGCACCACGGTGGAGTTTCCTAAGATCACCATCCCGCAGGTGTGCAAGCTGAGCGGTGTGCTGGCCACCTGCCTGGCACGCTGTGAGATCACGGCGGCAACAGGCAACCCAGAGATCAAGGCAGCCAAGGCCCGCGCAGGCATTGACCTGTCTACGGGGTATCTGGAGGTGGCAGGGAAGATCATCGCCGAATCGGGCATGTATGGGTTCATCGATGCGGGAGAGAAGCTGCGGCTGCGCAAGCTGCTGGAGCCGACCACCAAGGGGCCGGTGATGGCATTAGATGACATGCTGACGATGGAAGCGATCGGTGACCCAGCACCACCGAGTGAGCTGAACATCAGCTTCTCTGGGATGTACCACGGACCTAGGACATTTGTACCGGCAAACTTTGCACCCAAGGCGATACAGGATTGGGACAAGCTGATCCAGTGGAACAATGGAGGCTAGGACATGAGAAACTGGACGTACTCAAAAACGATTGCTTCGGCTGAGACTTTTGAATGCCAGTATAGAAAGAAGGTTGGCGATACTTTTGAAGATGCCGTAGATAGGGTGGATCATATTGCGATTTCCGAAGTGTTCACAAATTACGAAACAATCACTTACCTTGATGCGGAAGGTCAGGTGCAAACATCTGATGTAGTAAGCAGCACGATCTCAAAAGCTACAACGTGCGTAGGTGCTGCTAACACAACTCGCTGGAAGTCAAAGCTAGAAGCTAATAGCCCAGCTTTCGCGGGAACCGTATTGACCAAAGTTTCCGAATCATACAACTTATACAAGGTTACCCCTGATGGGCCGGTTGAAGTCAAGCTGACAACCTATGAGTATGAACCCCTAATCGCTTTTGCGGGTGGGCTTCCGATTGAGAAGTACAAAGGCATTGACCTAGGAACAGGTAACACGCTTGTAAGGCAAACCATTGTAGAAAAAGAAGAAGATAAGGCAGCAGATATGACCAAGGAGACAACAACGGTATACGAGGCCTGGGGAGCAACCGCATCAGGGAAGGCGGGGGCAGCTGTTATGATGAAAGCCATTGAAAAAACTGCTACTGATGGTGCAAGGATCAGTAAAACGCTACAGCTGATTGAAAGTATGACACCTTTAGTGCTTCGGAATGTAGAGCAATCAATTAACATCGGGCGCGGTGTTGCACCAACACCACCAACGGTGCAGGATCAGCAAAACGAGAAGCTAGAAACCGTACAGGATGAGCTTATCGTTTCAGGCCCATGGGGCATTTTTCAATCAAGAGTAACTGCTGGCAATCCATTCGACAATCAATTCGGCAGCGACTCGGATGAAAAAGTTACTATGACCTTCAGCGATATCTACGGCAATGACGACTAGGAAACCTACCGTGACAGGAGCAACGTAGATGCCTTCAGAACAGGCGATTGCAACATCAGAGTATCGGATGGAGTTCCTATCTGATAGCTACCTGGTGCCTGCAGTAGCGGGTGATCCTGAGTTTACCGATTCTGGTGTCAAGCTTCAATACTACTCAACCAAGGCACTGGCCTATTACTACGGAAGGTGCATCCACCTGCTGCTGTCTGGCATGGCCAACGGCAAGAGCATCACGACAGAACTGCGGAACATACCCAGCGAGCCGATGGGCACCGTCTACCTGCAGGCTGGCGGGACGGTGGGCAGGTTCCGCGCCAATGGCACCACGTTTGCATTTGATTCTGAGGCGCTTGTGGTTGGCTGTGATGCCATGCTCGACGGCGGAGCGGGCAAGCTGACGGGCGCTAGCGGGGTTGATTGGTTCCCCATGATGGTGGGGGCTTCCAACCTGCCTACGGTGACGCCTACGACGAACAACAGCCCAGCCCTGGCCAATACGATCACGGCGCCAAGCGGCTTTGACCCGATGGCACCGGGGAACATCTGGGCCAGCTTCGGGACAGCTGGAGTGGAGGGCGATGTTTATGCTGTGGAGCTGACCAGGGCGAGTGTGGTTCAGGCGAAGGCTGACACGGTGCGGCGTGAAAGCGTGAGCCGTTCGCTGAGCTGGGCGCTTGTGCTGCCGTATAGCCTTGCCACTGTGGTGGAAACAGGGACGAGTGTTGCGGTGTCGTTTGGGACAATCCTGGCAAGCGTGGATCTCTATGTCGGTAGTGGCTCTGGAGTAATTGCCAATCTTGGTTCAAGCATAAATTTGTCAGAGCTTTACGCTGGAAGCGGTTCTGGTGTGATTGCAAATCTTGGCGCGAGCACTTCTACGTCTGCACTCAATGCCCTTTTTGCGGGAAGCGGTTCTGGCGTAATTGCAAACCTTAGCCCTGGTGTGGCAATGGCTACACGCAGTACCAGGAGCTACACAACGGATTCATTAGCGCAATTTGGTTCAGCTGATTTTGTGATGAACCTTGGCACGTTAGCGGAGCTAGTAGCCGTACAACTGTCCGAAGCCTCATGGGTGAGGATGTACCGCACAAACAACCAAAGGGCAGCAGATTCTAGAAATGCGCCTGGCGGCAACCTGCAAGCGATTATTGACCTAGGAGAGAACAAACCATTATCAGAAAATGTAACGACACAAGCCAACCAGACGATTGTTCAGAACCCGGTCCCGCTGATGCAAGGTGATGAAACGGGCCTGATTTATGTCAGGCTGATTAAACAAAGTGGCGGAACTGGACCCGTCACGCTGACTATCACGATTTTCCTTGAGGAAATTTAACCATGGCCGTAACCAAGCAAGCCTATTCAACCGCCTCAGCCCCATGGGCAGCCACATCTGTCTGCGATGACATCAGAGACGCTTTTATCGGCGCAGGGTTGATGAGTGCGTGGTTTGATTCGTTCTCTTCCGGTGGACGGGAGCATCGAGTCCTAGAGATCATCTATAACAATTCTAAAACCTACGGCAAGACCTATTACTGGTTTACGGTTAGCACTGTAGGGATCTGGCTCAGAGTGACAAGCGGCTGGAACGCTGGGTCTGATATTCCATCTGGCACTCAATACCTAGATTTCTTTGACACTACTACAAGCGCAAACAACGGGGCCACACAACTGCTGACATTGAACAGCTCAATTACTTTTTCCTGCACGCGTTACACATCTTCAGGCCGCACTTTCTTTGTGTTCAGGATAGGAACAGACTTCTATACGTTTACGATTGATCCTTCTAGCACAACTTTCAGAAGCTTCTATGACTTGGCCATTGGTTATCATCAAGGGTTTTTTAGAGTGGAGACGACAGCTTCACAAAATCAAGTTGGATTTGCATGTCCTAATAGAACCAGGAGAACCCTACTATTAGGTTCGAGTCTTAACAATGCTACATCTGGCTTTAACACAGAACTCACAGTGAGCAGATACAGCTTGCCATCAAATGCTGGCAATTTCAGCGGTACCACACTTCCCGTAGAAGGCTTTGTCCTTCCAGGATGGACCACAGCGGCAAACCCGGCTGCTTCTTCTAACTTCAATCCTGTATTTAATGGCCTCAGGCTCTCAAGCGTTCACGCAGCAGACTTGCCTTCTGACTTTGGAATTTCAGCAATCAAAACCAGTAATACACTGGCTATACAAGACAATGCAACAGTAACTGCTGGCGTCGAAGATTATGAGATTCTAAATTTTCGAAACCTAGGATTCTCTAACACCATTGCAAACAATCCTGTTTTCTTGGCTAGGACGGTTGGATGACCATCACCACTGCCCAGAGTATTGATAATCCCCAGTGGAGTAGCGCTTTTGCTGGGACTCTTACGGTCAACAGGGAGCTTGGCCCTCAGCAAAGAGTGTCGCCAATCGGGGCAACCGCTATCACCGTTGGCGTCAATCTATCCATTGCCAATCCAACTAATACCACCGGAGCGCCAAACATCACTGCTGGATTTGATCCATCGGTTATTTTTGCGCTTTCAGTAAAGCTACGAACTACTGGGCAGATATGGCCTTGTGGGTACAGCTAAGGACTGGCTGAGTTCAGCTTGTGCCCAGGTTCGTGCATATCCGGGAAACCTGAAGCAGCTACGGAAAAACCATGCCTGCAATGCTCCAGACACCCTTTGAAGCAGAGCGACTTTTTGCCGGGGATTACGCCGGGAAGAAAGCTCGGCTATGCCTGGCAACAACCTCATCGGGTTCCCCTAGCGTGACTTCTAATACTGCCGCATGGGATGCGGTAGAACTCAGCGGCAATGGCTACGCCCGCTGCGAGTGGACAATCCCTACGGGCAGTTTCAACATCACCACAGACCGGTTTGAGGCAGGCTCCCAGTCTTGCCAATTCCTTGCTACTGGTGGCGGTGCCGGGCTGTCATGGAACGCCGCTTACCTGGTGATCGGCACCATCAGCGGTGCCTCCGTGACCTGGAACACGGGCGTGTCATTTGTGATGGGGGAAAGCTCCGTCGCCACCTTGGCAGCGGGTTCAAGCCGTACCTACACGGTCAACCTGTTTACTGATGGCTTCACGGTCACTGTCTGATCGGGAAAGCTCCCGTAAGCAGTGGCACCAATGGACGTTCTGATCTCACCGGATGCGCTAGGGAAGCAGGCGCAGCTCACCTACGAGGGGAAGACCTACAAACTGTTGCTTGCCTACCGCAATGGAACGGTATTGACGCAGGCCAGCTTGATGAGCGCCTGGAATGCCGTGAAGCTGTCGGCGGGGAACGGCTATGCCGAGCAGACGGGCACGATCGGCACGGGGAGCTTCAATAGCGGCAATGCCCGCTACGAGCTGCCTCAGTTCACGATGGCCCTTACGGCAACTGGCAACGGGTTCACGTTTGACGCCATTGTGCTTCAGGTGGATAACCGCACCTATCCCGATCGGGTGGTGCTGCTGCCTGCGGCAGAGACGCTCCAGGTGGGGCAGAGTAAGACTTACGTTCTGCTGCTAGCCCAGGGATGAGCCTGATCCTTGAGGTTTACCCGGTGCCATGGAAAATCCTGGACCTGATTAAGGCGAGGATCTTAAAGAACCGGGCAAAGAAATCAAAGACGGGGATCGATTGGGGCGAGGATCTCAAGCGAGAGATGAGCCTGCAACCGGGGCCGCTATCTAGGCGCAGGAGGGATGAGCCGAGTTTCATTTATTCACAGGAAGTGAATGTTGGGAGAGTGTGGTGGCACATTGGGCACAACTATACTGTGACCTCAGATAATATTACTGGTTCGAATAGTTACAATACAGTTAATTTTGGGTGGGACAATGGAGTCCCACCTGGCCGGGACCTGGTGCAGCCGCCGCCTAACTTAGTTAAATGGGATCCTTCAACGGGCCCCACCACGCGCAGGCGAGATTTTCAGCGGACCTCAAGTGCAGTGCTGGAGTTTGTTATCACAGTTGGGAGCGGCTCAGGTGAAACCTGGAAGCGCGTCAAGCATACCGTAAACTTTAGTGGCTCGTATTACGGATCTGGTGAGGAAAGGTATATTGTGCTCCCAAGTCCACATTTTCCCGAATACAGTACAATTGTTTACCAAAATAATGCTTTAAATAGGGGTTCCAACAATTTTACTGCTAGACTTTGGTATAGCTTTTTCCCCGTTGGTGATTCCAGTACAATCTTTGTTGTCTCTATAGCGCAATTCAGTGTTAACGGCTGGCTTTCTTTCCGAGACCAGTTTACTGGTACATCTGGAGGTAATGATGGAGTCCGCGCAGTGGAAAACAAAAAGCAGATTTCTTTTCTTATTACTCAAACTGACGTTACTGAGTTAACGCATCCAATTCCTGCGTTTATACAAAAAATAATAGATCTTAAGTTAAAAGATGGTTCGATTAGAAGCGAATTTCATGATCCAAACATGCCCGACTGGACCCTGAGTACAGCTTTAGCTTCAAGTATTGGTAGTTACAGCGGAGGTGTTTCTTCTGCTATCTTTGAACGGGTTGCCACAGATGGCACTATTAGTGGAGTTACACCGCAACAAGCAAAGGCCTCATACGCAGCATCTAGTGGAAACCCTGAAATACCTGTATTGAGATACAAGCGTGATAATCCATCTGTTGGGTTTACTCCGACAACAGAAAAAGGTTTTTTTGGCATCATTCCTGACGCAAGTGTTACATCAAACATAACAAGCGAAATGCTTGCTGCTGAGATGGAAGATCAACTTGAGCAAACCCCAGGAGCAAACGCAGCAGACCAGCCGGAACCGGTTAGTTTCATTTTTACTTACGACTACCACGGTGGCAATTATTGCCGTGATCAGCTTAGCCGACTTGGCATCACCCTATGACAACCCCCCAACCCCCCTCCCTAGAAACCCTCGTCGAGACGGTGCAAACCCGGCAGCTCGCTAATCGCATGGCTGCTGCCGAACGTGAGCAGGACCGCCCTCAGCGACGTAAGCCACGCGGCTACCGCTAAGCCGGAAAGCTCGGGCGTAGTTGCTCGCGGGCGTGATGCCCCGGCCAAATGAAGACACGTTGGTTTGAACTGCTCCAGAGCCCTGAGCCTGGCAGCGAAGGTGGTAACGGCACCGGCAATGGTGCAGGTGCAGGGGTAACCAGTGGGGGCGCTGATCCTGCCGCCGGCAATGGTGAAGGCGAAGGTGAACAGGACGACGTGACCCGCCTCAAAAACGCACTGCATAAAGAGCGCGAGGGCAACCGCGAGAAGGAGCGCCGCATGGGTGCCCTGGAGGCCCAACTGCGTGAGCTGAGTACTACCAACCCAGAAGCAGTGCGGGCAGCCGAAGCGAAGGCACTGGAGGAGCAGACGAGGCGGGAACTGATCGAGCAGCAGGCCCGCATGGAGCGCGAGCAGATCGAGTCCAAGTACAGCGCCCAGCTTCAACAGGCAACAACTGAGCTGGTAGCCGAGCGCGAGGCACGCCAGCGGGAGTTGGTACGGCAGCAAGCGGAGAAGGCTTTCATCGGCGCCAAGGGCAGCATGGAGGCCAGCACCATTGACGGTTCAACGCCCTTTGATGCGGTCTGGTTCCGGTTCGGCGCCAACTTCCGCATTGAAGACGGCGCTCTGGTTGTTGTGGATGCCAAGGGCAATCCTGAA